ATTCCATCACCAAGACCAGGAATAAATCTATTTGCTGCTTCTGCAAGGTCTTTTATAGAATTCATTGGATCTTCTGTAAATTTATGAATTGCTTCCCAAGCTTTAATAACTGAACCAATCACAGGCCAATCTTTTATATCACTCTTTGAAGTTAAATTTAAAGGTTTCTCCATTTCAGCATTTTGTTTTCCAAATATACCAAAATCTTTCATCATTAACAAACCGTCTATAACCACGGAAATAGCTGTTCCAACACCAGGAACTATTGAAGCAACACCAGATACTATCTCACCAACACCACCAATTATATCACCTTTTTTAAAACGTTCTATGCCAAAAAATAATCCTAATAAAGAACCAACCACTGGAATCTTTTTAAATAAAGATTTACTTGCACCTTTTCCTGCAATTTTTCCTGCTTCTTTTCCGGCTGTTTTTCCAAATATATTAGTTAATGGTTTTAATAAATGACCTATATCCTTTGCAAAATTAAATAAACCTTTTATTGGTTTAAACATCAATTCTAAAGGTTTTAATAAAATCTTAGTTGGTAAATATTTAGTTAAAGCTTTTGCAACAGAAAATAAATGTTCTTCTTTTCCAGTTAAAAGGAATCCTGCTAAACCACCTATAGAAAGTAATTTACCAAAACCCAATAATAAATTATTCTTCTTGCTTTTATTTACTTTTAAATTTTCAGCATTTACTTTCAAGATTTTATTCAACAGAGCATTATCTTTTTTCATAAGCTCTGTTGTTAAATCTTTTTTTACCAAAAATCTATCTTTCTTTAATGAAACATCAGAAGATTTAGTTGATTTACTTGAAAAGAAAATTTGAGTAACTGTATTAATAAATTTCTCTTGAGTATCAACCAATTTATCTATTCTATCATTTCTTCTCTTTTCATCCATCGAACTCATTTATTTAATTTCCTTGCATTAATGACTGCAAATCTAATCCTTGCTTTGGTTTATTAGCCTCTTTATATTCAACCATTAATTCAAATTGAGTTAAAAACTCAAAAAATTCAACATCATCAAATGAAAATGGACTTATAGAAAAGAATTTACTTAATTTAAATGCCATTCTCAAAATGTCATCTAATTTTATATTTGGGAAGAAAGAAGTCTTCGTGAAACGTAATCCCCACAAGGGCATCACCTCCACACTTATCACATTTAACTTCCAAATACTTCTTTAATCCAAAATTCCATTCATCAATCATTGAAGTAAGATAACAATAATCTGAAGGTTCAAGATCAAGTAAATAATTATATTTTTCAATAAGCTCTTTAGATTCATCATTAATTGAGTCAATCATTACTGATAATCTTATTAAATCATCATCCAAATCTTTTATTATAGTAGAATAAGTATTTTTAAATTTACTTATCTTTCTTTCATCTGAAACAGTTAAAAAATGATATTTAATAGTATCATTATTCTTTAAAGTAACTTTAAATTTATCTAATGTAAATTCATCAGACAAATATTGAATTTGTAAATTTTCTAATTTAAAATCAAATGCTGATTCCTGTTTACAATTAGAACAAACATAATCAACCGAAAACCCAGATTCTCTATAAGTATTAGCTCTTAACCAAAATATCAAATATAATTTATCAGCAACTAACAAATTATCAATATTAATACCTTTTATAGTTCTTCTTAAAATATCATTAATTATTGCATCTGAATTTTCTTCATTAATTCCAGATAATCTTTTAACCTCAATAAGCTTCAATGGCCTTCCTTCAATTCGTGTATTTTCTGAATATAATTTGCATTTACTTGGCAAACCATTAATTTCATGATAAATTGCATTATCTACTGTACTTTCATTCATTTCTTCAAACTCCTTCTTTTACGCTGCTTTTGATAATTTCTTTCTTTCAGATTTTGCTTTTCTTTCTGCTTGTAATTTATCTCTTAAAGGTTTCAATTTCTTAGAAACACTCTTCCTCAATTTCTGCTTTTCTTCTGGAGAAAGTTCTTTCCTTTCTCTTTTCTTTCTTGCAGTTTGAAGTTTTTTCATCTTCTCTTGTTGTTCTTTTCTTCTATCTATTCCTTGATACTCGTAAGGATATTTGAAAGGTTTACTTACTTTATTTCCTTCTTTCTTTTTTTCTTCATCACGTTTCTTTTGTTCATAATCATCAAGTTTTCTAATAATTTCTTGTCTTTTCTTTTCATTTGCAGTTTTTTCCTGTTCTTTTTTAGCTTTTTCTTCTCGTTCTTTTTTGGCTTTTTCTTCTTGTTCTTTTCTTCTATCTATTCCTTGATACTCGTAAGGATATTTAGATGGTGGTTCAGATTCAATTTTCTTTCTTCTTTCTTCTTCTTTCTTTTTTTCTTCATCACGTTTCTTTTGTTCATGGCTATCAAGTTTTCTAATAATTTCTTGTCTTTTCTTTTCATTTGCAGCTTTTTCTTCTTGTTCTTTTTTAGCTTTTTCTTCTTGTTCTTTCCTTCTATCTATTCCCTCAAAAGGAGATTTATATGATGGTTCAGATTCAATTTTCTTTCTTCTTTCTTCTTCTTTCTTTTTATAATATTCCTTATACTTTTTTCCATGTTCAGCCCAATACGCTAATGATTGACTTATTTTATGTTTTTTATCAAAGGAATCAGCATCTTTAGCAGCTTTTTTTTCTCTTATTTTTTGATGTAGTTCTTTAGATGTTAAATGTTTATTTTCATCTTCGGGTTCCACAAATTTCTTTTTCTTTTCAATTTCTTCCTTTTTATTTTCTATTTCACGTTTAATTTTTTTATTTTTTCTTTCATTTTCAAGTCTTCTTTCTTCAGCTTCACGTTCACGCTCTCTATTTTGTCGATCAATTTTTCTTTCATTTTCAAGTCTTCTTTCTTCAGCTTCACGATCACGCTTTCTATTTTGTCGATCAATTTTTCTTTTTTGTTTTTCAAGCTCTTCTCTTCTTTTTTTAAGCTCTCGCATTCTTTTAATTCTTATTTTATAATTCCGTTCAACTTGTTTATTTCTTTTCAAACGATCTTTATTAATCTTCCGTCGAATCATTCTTCTTATTGAATCTTTAACATTTCTAACACTCTTAGTTAATATTCCTTCAGTTACAATCATAATTTTCACCTCTTACAATCCCAATATATTTCCCATTATTTCAGTTTTTATCTTTGCCTTTGCTAATGCTTTAATTGGAAGAAATTTTACCAAATCAGCTCCAAACGTAATTGTATATTTAACAGAATCATTTCCAGAATAATCTAAAGTATTAGAACTTACATTTTGAAAAAATACATTCTTGTACCAAAACATATTAATCGGCAAACCTTGTTCATCTTCTGTTAAAACTACTAAATTATCTATTCTATTTTGTAATTGACTTCTATATGTCCCATCTTGTCTTATAATTTTTCTTTGAAGATAATTTATAAAATAAGCAATAGTTCCATGTTCATCTTCCTCAAATTCTATATCAATGTCAAATCCATTAAAATCTTCCATTACTGGATAACATTTAGCAATAGGACCGTATTTAACTACTTCTTTCGAAAAAGTATATTGAGGAATAGTTATATTTTTTACATGCCAATGATAAATTACAGGCATTGCTCCAGTTTCTGGATCAACCTTTGAAGTAATTAACTCATCATCCCAAAATGTAACAAAAAATTTATAATTTTTCTGAATTGTCTTGAATATTTCTAAGTTTGAATAAAAACCTAAAAGTTCAAGATTATTTACACCAATTGGCATCTAAAATTTTCCTCCTTTTATTTGTATTTATCAATAAAGAAGAAAAATTAATTCTTAATTAGTCTCCAATAATCATAATTAAAACTAACATCAAATCTAATCGCATCATTACTATTAAAATCTAAATTAAGTTCATTTATAGATAAAGGATAAACATTCTTCAATTCAATAAAATACTTTGTGGATTGACCATTAAATTTTAACAATTTAATAATCATATTCTTTGTATATCTCTTTACCGAACTCAATGTTGCAAATAAATCTAAAGGATCAACACCTTGTATCTTTTCCAACCAATCATATATAGATTTCAAAACATCCTGATCCTCGTTTTCCTCTAAAGATAAATTTATCTGATTTGAAAAAGTTGTTCGACCAGGAATTGATTGTTTAAATCCATAAAACCAAGTATCTATAGGTTCAATACTTCTTGAAGGTAAAGAAATATTCTTTACTCTTAAATTTATATCTTCAATTCCTACTTGATTTGATCCACCAATCAAATCAACTTCCCACATGAATGAGCGCAGAATCTCTGATCGGTTATTTCTTCCTTCAATATGAAAATTAGGCATTTTATACCTTTACCAAATCCCAATAATCAAATTGAAAAACAACAGATCTGAAAATTGCTTCAGAACCTCTCATATCAAGTGGTGATTCACTAATAGATGTCGGCCAAGCATTTACACATTTAATCATATTATCTACTGCTTGTCCATTATATTTAAACATTTTTACATAAATATTTGTGGTTTGTCCATTCCTTTTACTTTCAGCTAAAGCATGACCAGTATCCTCATCATTTTCATTTATGTTAAAAATTCTATTCTGCCACTCATATAATGTTTTTGTAATTGTTAAATCCTCACCTTCTTCAAATTCAACGTTTAATGTTGAGCCAAAAGTGACTCGACCTGGAAAATATTGTACCATTCCGGCAAAATAACTCTCAATAGGAGTATTTGATCTATCAGGGATGGCAGCAGTTTTTGCTCTTATGATTAAAGGTTCATCATTTGTTATTGTAGTTACAATGTTAGAAATATCAGGAATCAATAATTCGAAATTATAATTTCTTAATATGTCCGAAGCTCCTTTCATTCTTCCTTCAATATGAAAATTAGGCATTTTATTTCTCCTCTTTATCCCAAACAAACTTTAATTGTCCAGAATCATAAATTCTAAATATATTTCTTTCTAACATAATTTGATGTTCTGATTTATTTTCATCAAACCCTTGCTTTACTAAAATGTTTTTTCTAAAATTAAAACGATTTTCTTTTCTATTATTTATAACATATGAATAATTTGGTTGTGTAATCTTATCTAATTTAAATCCAAGTTTATCATACAAAGTATTCCCATTATTCATTGTCCACGATCTATCAGCATAAGAAATGACTTTATTTACTTTATTAGTATTTATAAAATAAGAAAATAGTTTATTTGCCCCACCAACAACTGTTGTATTTAATTTATTACAAAAACGAAGTAATTCAAATTGATTGTCATTTGAATTTTTATAACCAAGATTTTTTCTTAATTTACCAAAAGTCATTAAAGATACTAATTCATCTTCATAATACAAACCTAAATTTATTTTTGATACACAAAATCCTTGAATGTGATTATCAATAAGAAATTGCTTAGTATCTTTAAAAGAAATTTCTTTAATTTGACAATTTCGGGCATAAATCTTATTTGATTTTCCAAATAAATTTAAGATTCTTGATTTTACTATATCTTGTTTATATTTCCAATCATCTTCATAAATATGAATTAGATGAATTCCTTGTTTTTCACATAAATCAGTTTTATGTCTATGATAAAATAAAGGAACATATAATTCATTATGCCAATAAATACCATTAAATTCAAAAGCTAATTTTATATCAGGCAAATATATATCAAGCTCCATTTTTCCCAATATATTTGTATTATTACTTAAAATAATACCATTAAAATTATCTGAAATAAAATTTAAAATATTTTTTTCATCTTTTGAAAATTTTTCTCCAACATAAGGATAGCAATTTGGACATAATTTTCGATCTTTTTTATTCTTTAAATAAATCATTTGATTTGAAATATTAAATTCATTATTACAATTCAAACACAAAAAATCACAATCATGAAAATTATTAAAACTTATCAATTTTAATTTTTGTTCTTCTTCAATTTTTTTAAAATGAAAAATTTTAATGTCTCTTTTTTGTTCCCTTATTTTTTCTTTAAATTCTTCAGTTTTCGCATAATTATCAACACCATATTTTTGTATATTTTTTTCTTTCCTTTTATTAATATCTCCGTTATAATTTTCATCCCCATA